TCATATGGACTGCTTTGGCAAAGGCTGTTTCAGTACCAAAACGCTCCTTGATTCGTCCCCTAAGCTTCGTATAATCATACGGCACTTTAATCACCTCCTTTTCATTCTCTTTCGAATACGAATGTATCATAGCATAAATTTTACACATCCGCAACATTATTTTTCGCTAGGGAATATTTTTTTGCGCTAGAGCAAAATTCATGATACAATGAAAGCGTATTAAAGGAGGGGATATTATGGAAGATTTTGCTCAGAGATTATGCAGATTAATGAAAGAGAAGCAAATTACAGTAACCGATTTGGCTGAAAGGACAGGGATCAATCAAAGCACTATATCAAGATATATGCTAGGTTATTTTGTCCCTAAACAACGGCGCACGGACCTCATTGCAAAGGCCCTTGACGTTACGCCTACCTACCTGATGTTCGGCGACGAGCTCGACGATTACTATACCGACATCGATACGGCCCGCCTTGCCCAAGAATTAAAAGAAAATCCTAGCTATCGGGCGCTTCTCGACGCTTCCCGCACCCTTACCCCTAAAGCCATCACAGAAGTCATGGAGTTCATCAAATTCCAGAAGATGAAGGAGCGTGGCGAGAATGACTAGATTCATCCTTCATCCCCTCCCCCTCTCCGTCAAAGGATTCGTATCGGAAGATGAATGTGGGGACAGCGTGATAATCCTTAATTCCAATCTGTCATACGAACAGAACTTAATCACAGCCCTTCACGAACAAGGTCATATCAATCACCACGACCTTGACAGTATCGACACGGCGGGGCGCATCGAAAGCCTTGCACATAGGAGGTGAGCCATGAGATATTCATTATGGGATTTGTTGTTCGAATGTAGGGATATGATTCGTCTTTTTAGTACGTTTTTGGCTACATTTGGATTTTTAGGCTATTACTTGCGAGGCGGCAAATCGAACTTCATTGGTGGCGTTATTTTCACGCTTATTGCTGCCGCAAGGGATATGAAGGCGGGCTATTACTTTCCCGTCATCTTCATCAGTTGCATGGCCTATTTCCTGCTGGGGGCGAAGCTGTTTTCCTACTATGCTTCATGGATAGGTGGTATTGCATGGCTGTATTTCGGCTACCTCAACTTGCGCAGGTGGCCATAAGGAGGTGGTTCCATGTGGATTGAGAAGGTAAAGGATGGTTATCGCTTCCGGGAAACCTATGTGGACCCCCTGACGGGGAAGCGGCGCAAGGTTGCCGTTACCATGAAAAGCAAAACGAAAGCCGCCCAGAAAGCCGCCTATGAGCTTCTACAGGAACGAATCAATGCCACCATGGCAAATCCATCACGCACTCTTCTCTCGACGCTCATAGGCGATTTTCTGGCGTCTAAGGAAGGGTTTGTGAAGGCTCCGACCATGCGGAACTACCACACGACAATCAAGAAGATTTACACATTCCTTCCCCCGCACACGATCGTGGCAAACCTCCATCCAGGGAATATACAGTCCATGCTTAACGAAGTAGCACGGACAATATCCAAGGGCTATGCAAGCAAGATAAGGGTTCTCCTTCATCAAGCGTGGGCAATCGGCTATATGAATGGCAAAGTGGCAAGCATGGATACCATTGACCGTACGACGGTCCCAAAGGTCCAGAAGACCGTGCAGGAAGTCAAGGAACATGGCGAAAAATTCCTTACAGGCATGGAACTGAAAGAGGTCCTTGCCCTCATCCGCAAGGAGTCGCCCATTATGGCCGACGTGTTCGAGTTCCAGGCACGGACGGGGCTTAGGTTCGGGGAACTGGCGGCGCTTCGTGAGGAGGATTTTGACGGCAAGGCCGTGGAGGTGAACGGCACTTACGTCTGGACGGAAAGAAAGAGAGGTACGCCCAAGAACGCCTATAGCGTTCGGATCGTACCCCTTGATGATAAATCTGTAGATATTGTTGAGCGGTTCATTATCCACAACAAGCAGCAACGGGCGTGGTTCAACCGCAAGGATAGTGAACATTATATATTTACGACGGGCAAAGGTGGACCCATTGATATAGGGTTCGCAAATAAAATCCTCCGCAGCATTCATTACCATAAGCGCCTTTCGACCCACATCTTCAGGCACACCCATGTAAGCCTCCTGGCTGAAAGTGGCGTATCACTCAAGGCCATCATGGCAAGGGTAGGCCACAACGACCCTGCTACTACCATGGCCATCTATACGCACGTCACGGACAGCATGAAGGACGAAGCCGTGAAAGCAATGAATGGCATGAAATAATGTTTAAAGTGTGATATACTA